TTTAAAGCATAAAAACAATACAATACTTAATATGTTTAGTGTATTTCTCAAGGATCTTTACTTTGCTATAGAAGAGTTTCTTTCTCACGTTTATCCAGTTTCTTCATTTTCATCTACAAGTGATAATTCAGAGTCAGATTCTGATTCAGATGTCTCGGATGGTTCATAATCATCATCTGAATCATCCAGTAAGTTGTAACCACCTTCCACTTTTATAAACCCAGCGGCAGACTCGGTATCGTCGGTATTGTAGTATCCACTAACACATTCCTTTTCGATTTCACACGGTTCTTCATAATCGTACAACCCTTTTTTCTTGTAACTCATATAACTAACTATATATGTATTCTTCTTTTCTTGGATAATCTTTGCGAGGGACGTGCCAGATGTAGTCTCAACATCAATGAGCATTTGTAAATACAAGTAATAATTTTTTTAAATAGTTTCTAAAGTTGTAATTTCTACACCATTATTACTAGAAAGCACTATTCTACCATCCGTCTGGAACAGCCGCATCATGCCATCAGGGAGCTGGTCGTTGTCATATAGAGTATTTAGTATATTCCGTATATCAGTATTCAAACGAGGTGTCATTTGAATAGTGACATCAATATCTATTGTAATTTTAGGGCGTCGAACCGATGTACGACAAACCGGACATCTATGGTCGTGTTGAAACCATGGGTAAATACAGCATGTATGATATGCATGTCCGCAAATCAGTGTACAGACTTCTTCACCAGATGAAGTCTTGTCAAAACAAATTGGACATTCACGAGAGTGAACGTTACAAACCTCGAGACCATTACATGTCTTATTCTTACAAACACGACCCTCTCGCGTTTTGTAAGAACAACGAGTCATTCTTTATCAATATTTTATTTTAAACATAAGTAATTTTTAAACATTTATTTTTTGGTACTGCTTTTTTAAAAACGAGCAATCAGCACTTCCAGCGTTTGTTACAGTTTAGACACGTGACAAATGTCGTCATGGGTTCATCTGCACTTCTAGTCTGCATCTGATAATATGTTGTCCTCTTAGATTTGCACTTACCACATGTAAATAATCCTTCGAATTCTTTTTCATTTTTAGCAGACATCAACTTTCTGGCATGAAATTCATGTCGTTCGCGAATAGTCTGAGCTGCAATACCAACTGGGTTCAAACCAACTGCACTCAGACCTGCTATACTACTTGTTTTAACCTCTTTGGAAAGTATACGCTGTACAAGATCAGAGTGCTCCAAGTTGTATTTAATATTTAGAAATTTAGACTTGTAACGTTCTCTAAACATTCTATTTTCCCACGACGGAATCTCTCCCTTGTATCGAGTTTCACGAACAGTCCAATTAAACACACTCTTCTCCATATTGAAAGGCATAGCATCATCTGGGTTTTGTTTCAAAAAGCTTGCAAACTGAGACTTAACGTACTCACGCATCTTTGTTTACCATTACTTATTTTTTAACGTTAGTATTTTTTAGACATTTTTTTGTAGATACATATTAATTAAGGGTTTGAGAACCCATATTAACAAGTAAGAATGAGTGTACAGTGGATTCACGATTTCATAGATTCCAGAATACTTGATGAAAGATTTGAAGTAGATGAGTTTGTAGACTTTACAGCAACTATTGAGAGTTGTGATGTACCAATATTTCATGACATGAAAAGTCCCTGGAATCTTTTATTTGAATTTGACGAAAACGAACATTTCAAGTGGAAGGCGATTGAGTATGAAGATGAATATGATCCTCATGGTGAGTGTATACTAGAAGGAACTCTAAAAATATCCAAAACAAATTTTCTAAAACAATGGTATCCAGATCGTCTCGATGAAGATCCAAATGTAATAGAGTTTGTCAAAAGTATGTTTCCATTTTCTGACGTTGACCAATTGGTACAAGAACGAAATGTTTTTCAGATTGATGATGAAATAGTTGATTTTGATAGAATGGAGTGTTCTTCTGAGTATATGTATTTAGAGTTTATAGTTGTATAATAAATAAACAGTAAAATGTACGAATGGATAGATTATATAGATAATAGATGGTCAAAATATTCTATTATATTAGAAAAAATGCTTTACAATTCTGACAGTGAACAGTGGATGGAACTATCCGAAATACCAGATAAAACTGAAAAAGCAATTCAAGTAATATGTAAAGAAATATTACCTATAAAAACAAAATCAGTTAAATGTATAGAATTGATACTAGAGCACTCAATAATCGCTAGTATCAATTCACAATTATTAACTATATTGTCGCATTTTGATTTTTGTGTAATGAACGCAGTGTATGCTTGTTTTAGTAGAATACACTACAGTCCAATTTTCAAACAGATGATTGAAGAGTACAGATTAATTTGGATCAAGGTTCGTAAAATACAATTTTGTTGGAGGAGGTGTATAGCAAATCCTAATTATACTATATGTAAAAAAAGGCTGATACACGAGTACGAAGAAATTACTTTGATACAGTCTTCCACACTAATTTGTGTGTAACACCCCATATAAGAGCCAAAACAATAGCGTGAGTCAGAGCCACAACCTTTTTGCTACCTCCTGGTGGAAGGCTGACAAGGATTCCCGGTGATAAAATAAAAGCAAGTACAACCATGAAGAAAAACATAACAAAGTTCATTTTAATATGTACTGATATTTTTTTATAAAAACCTAGGAATAATTTACACAGATTTTTTTGAACATGACATTTTTTAAAATTAAATTAAATGAGACATTATAATTTGTTGTGCAAGTTCTGGGAGACATCTTGTCACTTGAAAAAATGCTAAACGACGTTCATAAGGGACTTGTAAGACTTTAATGATGAATTCAAGTTCATCCAATGAAAATGTTGGATCAAGATGAGGATACTGATGAACAAGATTTGAATGATATTGTTCATCGGTAATCGGAATGTGATCAAGATCATTATATGAAACAAGTTCACGAGACATTTAATAATATTTTATTTTACATTTGGGTAATTTTTAAACATTTATTTTTTGGTACTATGTTTTAAAAAAGTGCAAAGCACTCACCACATAATTGGACTCGGAGGACCGTATTCCCACATAAGTGTACCTTCTCGTGTATAATACTCTATATCAAATGCTTCATCACGAGTCTGAACAATTAGTAAATTGTTCTGTCTATCAAGAAGACCCTGTGATGGAAAGTACTCCCACTCAATTGCATGAGGATGAAAATTTACAAGCCTCTGCATATCCATTCGTATTGATAACCAATTTTTAGGAACACAAATATTTGTAATCTCAGAAATTTGACGAGTTTCGAGATTAAGAATGAAAGGCATCTTTCTTTTATTATTAGTTTCTTTTACATGTGGGTACACTTAGGACATTATTTTTCTGTATAGTATTTTCCGTCGGGACCACATAAACTATTATCTGTACGTGCATCACTCACTTTGATATATTTCACTCGTTCATGTGTGTAATTAATAGCAAAAAACAACTTGCACGATCCATTATCAAAATATTTACACGGATGACAGAGTGGTGTTGATTTTAAACTCTTTGATACATACGGAACTTTGTGTAGTATTGGTACCATTTTTTTATTAATTTGTACTTGTAATGTTTAAGTAATTTCTAATTTTTTGCTGTAACTTGGTAAAATTTTCTTGTACATCTGTTCGGTTTTTATACGTATTTTTATAGATTTCAATAGCTGTAATCAAATTTACATCAAGTGGTAATTTAATTGCAATTGCCATCTCAATAAGTAAATCAACATGTAAATAAATTAAAGTTTTACTGTCACCCATAAACCATCTATATATACGATTGGGATTTTTATCAATACAAAGCTTACCCACACGTATACATAGTTTTTGTCCTGCTTCTATTTTAGATAATGTTGCTAAACTTTCTTCTATGAATTGGAAAGAATTCATTTTAACTTTTATAAATTATAAACTATTTCTCTATTTACATACCGCGGAGGACTTTGTAGGGGTTCTTGTTCTTGAGACCGCGGAGAGACACCTTCTTCACCTTCTTCTTTGGTGACTTGACTGGGCGCTTCTTGAGTGCCATCATTGAGCGGAGGCTCTTGTAAAGGGTGCCACCTGGGGAGAAGACCATCACATTCTTGGCAGCTGGCTTAACAGCCTTCTTCTTGGGGCTCGCAGTCATTCCCTCACGAGGACCGCGGGCAACGCCCTTGTTGGAGCGCACCTTGCGGCGGATGGGGGATGGAACAGCGGCGTGGTTAATAATCTTGGTCACGTCACCTGAACCAACTTTGCGATACAGAGCCTTAGCTCCGTACACCTTCTTGCCCTGAGCATCGTGGGCAAAGTACCCACCGCGCTCACCAACGTGGATGCGGCGCTTAAGGCTGTTCAAAAAGTTTGTGCTGGAATGTTTGGCGCTCATTTTATAATGTCCTAACATTTTTTTTACGCACTGAAGTATTCCCGAGCCTTATTAGCGAGCTTACCCTTTATCATAACAGCAGCCTCACCCTTCTTTGGCTTCTTTATCCCGAGATCCTTCTTAGCCTTTTTGACCGCCTTGGTCCAATCCTTGAGCTGTTTGGGAACATGCTCCACCTTGTACTTGCTCTTGTATCCCTCTCCTGGGTGATGGACTATATCCTTTTTGAAAAGGGCATCCTGACCATAACTCGTTTTCTCGGCAATACCCTTGAAAACTTCTTCACGGGAACCAACAGTTTTAAGAAATGTCATTTATATTACACTTGGAAAATCTTTTTAATATCACGGATACCTACACTACTACCCTTTGGAATTTGCTCCGCTAATCTAGGGTCGTTGAGCACCTCCGAACAAATTAGCGCCTTGTGACCCTGTAACTCCATCATCGTCTCTTCAATACTCGGCAATTCCCCCGACTTGTAGACCAGCTTTCTGACCACCACCTTTTGTGTCTGTCCTGTACGATGACTCCGAGCTATAGCCTGCATCTCAGTCGCTGGATTCCAAGCCGGTGAGGTAATGTAGACCCGAGTTGCCTCCTGTATGTTGAGCCCTTGACCACCGGCTTTGATTTGGATCACAAACACACACCCCTTGGAACTCTTTTTGAATTGTTCCAATTGTTTAACACGGTCATCCTGTGAAACAGAACCATCTATCCGAAATACTAATTGTCCTTTTTTAGTCAACTCCTCCTGAATGTGATTCATCTCCTCCACAAATTGACAAAACACTAGACTCTTTTCAGTTGGATGACTTTCTATAAGTTCAAAGAGTGTCTCCATCTTCTTTGACCTACCTTCCCATGGTTCGGACAGTTCATCCATCTTTTTAGCCACGCCATCAATGTACAATTGAGGCCAAATCATAGTCTGTCTAGTCCGAAGGAGACACTCAAGGATGTGCATGGCGTGCATACCCACATTCTCCCTTTTGAAGAGTTCCCGAATAGTATCCTGAGACTTTTCGTAAACCTCCTTGTAGAGTTGGAACTCTTCTGGATACATCTCAAGTTCCACATTCTGGAAATCACAAGGTGGAAGTTCCAAACGGGCGTTGAACCTAGCCACATCTTGCTTGGTTCGCCGGAGAACATACGTCTCACGCACCTTGTCCACCATTCCTTGTACCACCGACTTGGATATTCCGATGAAATCACACAGAGCCACAAAGTCATTCATAGAATTGTAGACTGGAGTTCCAGAGATGACCCAGCGAATACTGCTACGAAGAGTCTTCATACTCGCATGAATCTTGGAAGCTTTACTCCGAATCTCATGCCCCTCGTCAAGTACAACTCTACCCCACTGAAACTGATGTAAAGCAGTCGGGTGTCCCTTGGGTTGCTTCTTGACCACCATGACAGAGTAAGGTACGATAACTACATCAGACTCTGCAAAAATCTCTGGCGTAATCTCTCGTTCGGGACCATCAAATACATGAACCACGAGCCCCGGGGCAAACTTGGTGATTTCCTCCGACCATTGATTGACGATAGACTTGGGAACCACGATAAGTGTCTTTTTACTAGGATTACCGAGCATAGTCGCAATAATCTGAACCGTCTTACCTAGACCCATCTCATCACAAAGGAATCCACCGCGAATCGTCTGACGAAACTCACGACTCAACATCCAGAGAACACCTTCACGTTGATACGGAGCGATAAGGCGACCATTCAAACTGGAGGTGGAGAGCTTGTAGGCTTCGGCTTCCATTTTGACTAGACTTTTTACTCTCTGTTCGTTTTAAACGTCAATATTTTTTAGACACGTTTTTTGGAACACTGTGTTTTTAAAAAACTTTAGTTGAGCCAACCATTACGTATCTCATTTTGTTTGACATTTTCTCTGACTTGATAATATGTCTGCTTGAAGTTGTTTACCACATTTTTAACCGTGTTTCTCTTAAGTGCAGCATTTAACACGTTTTCACGAAACGTCAAATCAACCACTTCGGGAACCGTCTCGGGAACCGTCTCGGGAACCGTCTCGGGAACCGTCTCGGGAACCATATGCACCCAACCTATTCTTTCATCATCAAGAATTTTGAACAAGTCAAGACGACACATTTGTTCACCTCCATGTAATTTACTAAATTCAATTCCGCAAAGTTTAAAACCATTTGTGTTTATATACATACAGATACCCCTTTTTAAGATGATCATGTCTCTACCTCTGTTTTCGTTTGAAAACGCATATTCAAACATATCAGTTGTTACACCAGAAAGTGCTTGATTAATTTTATCAAAACCATCTTCAGAGATGTAAATTATTTGTTTTTCATTTTGTAAAATTCCGATATGACTCATTTCAAGATCAGATGATTTGTAGTTTTGAAATGGATTAAACATAAAATGTTTATTGTTCATTTCGGTTGGAAAGTAACCTTTTGAAAATAAATAATCAAGTACAGTGTTCGATTGGCATAAAGTGATTCTGTATTCGGACCAGATAGGAGTGGGAACCTTAACCATTTTTGTTTGCTTTTTACTACTAGTTCGTTTTAAACTTGGGTGCAACCGAGACATTAAATTTTTAGTACCACGTTTTTTAAAATTGAGTGCAAGCACTCTGTTACACATCTAAAATTTCAAACATATTATCTAATTCTAATGAAAACGTTTTGGGAGTAAATGTTTTCATTACAAACTTTTTGACTGGCGTAACAATAACTGTACGAGGAACGCGGTACCTATATCTTCTTATAGGTCTTGGTCTAACTGGTTTTTTAGGAATAGAACTCCTAAAAACGGATGCTGCAGCCTTTTTCTGAATGGGAAAATCAAAGCCGAAACGGAAAGCTTCCATTTTCTTACTCTTTTTACTACTAGTTCCTTTTAAACTTGGGTACAACTCGTACATAAATTTTTATATTGTAACTTTTAAAAATGTGAGTGCAAGCACTCAAATTAACCATACATACCCCTACTTTCCGAATAAGTCCACTGCTTACCAGTGTGTGGGGTTTGTCATTATGTGTTTTATACCAGCCTTTGAACCCTGTGTTGCAAAAATCTTCATAGCTTTCCCATTAATCAATTTTGGAATTTGTTTCATCTCATAATCTATTTTGGTGATATGCACGCGAGAGTACAAGAACCCATCATATATATTAGTATCATTTACACCTTAATTAATTTAAAATACGAGTCTCCGATTACAATGAATAACAATTTCATGTAATTTATCGTCGTCTACTATTACTTCTGTCAACTTGGTAGGGGCTGCGGGACACACAATGTTAGCAATACGTTTTATGATAGGAGTCGAAAACATTATATCGTTTTTATTACTAGTTTCTTTTTTACTTGGGTACAATTGGTACATCTTTTTAAAGAATAGCAACTTTATTTCTAAAATGTCGAATCGTGTAGAACAATTAAAAGAAATACAGCATAATGCACTAGAACTCTTTACTCGTAAAAATGCTGATTATGGCGATGCATTTGCCAAATTTGGTCTCATAGGAGTTCTTATGAGAATTGAAGACAAGATTCAACGAGCTCTTTCAATAAGTAAAACAGGTGTTACTCTAGTTGATGATGAGGGTCTTAGTGACACATTACTTGATTTACACAACTATGCAGCAATGGGATTGATGCTTATTCAATAGGAGCTATGTATATCAACTTTTTATTCATTTCTAAAACCAGTGGCATATTTTCAGCTATATAAACTTTACAAAACCCTGAGGGTAAAAATGGTCCGTGTATTATAATTTCTGACGACTTTTTAGAGTACAAAGTTGGTATTCTGTATTCTATATTGTCAAAATTTATTTTTAGACAATCATCAACTTGTAATACAACTTGGTGTTCATAGTTAATTTCGGGCAATGTGCATATACATGACAACTCGGGTACACTTGTCTGTAATACTGATTCAGTTTCTTCGAATATATAATTAACATTTCCAAAATCTAAAAAAGTTTTAAATACTTTTACAGTTCGGTACTTTTTTAGTAATTTCACTAGGTACTCATCCATGGAAATATAAACCTCTAATATTTCACCTTCATCGAATAGTATAGGTATGTTATATTCAGTGAGTACAACTGTAGTAACTTCCTGAATATAACATCTTTTATTACTAACAACTAAATATTCTTCTACTTTTGGAATATTTTTACACTCTAGTATAATCATTTAGTACAAGTACTATTAAAAACTTTAATTGGTTCCCCTGGATTAAATGGATCAAATGGTATACCATTATGTACATTGTATACAGCCGAATAATATGTTGTGTCAAACCCATCTTTTAAAGCTGGTACACTTCTCGCATGTTTCTGTGCCCATCTTATCGCATCTTCAAAATTATCAAAAAGTACAAAGTGTTCAACAACGCCAAAATCTCGATATGATTTACACAAGTAGACCATTTTATTACATGAATTTATTTTTTTTAACTATTCTAGAGAATACCTAAGTAGACGCCTTTTAAAAGTTGGGTAAGCCATAATAGGTTTATTCATTGATTTCATTGTTGTTACAAAATTTCTATAGGCATTTCGTACGAGTTGAGAGTTATTTCCTTCTTGTATAGCACCCCTGATACCACGTGTTCTATTCATCAATTGCATCATAACATTGAAACTTCCATTATTGGCATTGAAATTATTTTTATTGATATTCATATTTGAAGAATTATTTGAAGAAGATGATTCACGACGTTTTCGGAGACTTTTTGAAATTTTATTTTGTTCAATTAAACGAGCATGTGTACTGTTAGGTATAAACATGTAATTTAATTTTTGGTTAGTAAACCATTGCGCTTGTTGCCCAACTTTTCTGCATGCAACAATGAATACTACACCCTTCATTTTAAGAGATGATAAT